AGGCGATGCTTGTGAGCGAGCCAATCAGTATTACGACTAGCACTAGAACTAAGCATGTTTAACCCTGCATCCTTGTCTTGTAGCTGCACTTTCGAGCAGTCATCATGACTAGCGATATAAAGAAACACGCTGATAACTTGAGCTGGCATTTCTGGATCATGACTTCTAAATAGCTCCATCGCTTTTAGAAGTTTGTTCATCTCCAGATCTGTTGTCGTCCTGAATGGTTCCACAATTGCATTTAGCGTTGCCCTCCCATTCTAACAAATAATTGCGAAAGTGGATAGAAATAGCATAAAACTTTTCTTTTTCGTGGCTTACATAAAGATTACCGATGGATAATAGTTGCATAAAGACTAAGTATTTGTACACACAGAGACTAACAGTTAATGTAAATTAATGCTTATATCTTTAGCAGTTAAAATGTATTAGCAGTTTTGCTGTAAATACAACTTTGCTGCTCTATTCATTACAGTTTCAAGAGACAACTCTTGTTGTGCTGCAAGAACTTTTAGCTTATAATGAAGTTCTTTATCTACCTTAATTGTAATACGTTTCTGTATAAGATTTACCTTACTATTTATTACTTAGTATCTATGATAACACTTCCATCCTCTATTTGTTGTTGCATAATGTTAAGCAATTCAGTTTTATGAGGGTGAATGTTAACTAATGTGACTAATTGGTTGAATCTTCGGTTAAATGTTTGTTCGTTCATGGATTAAATAAAATCAATTGGATTAGGCATGAGGTGATATACCCCTTCCATAGTTACTAAGGTTACTTTTCTATTTCCTTTCATTTCTTTCTTTAGTCTTTGTTTCGTGTGGTGTTCCGATTTGTATGTATGCTCTGTTATTTTTCCAGAGTCAAGATCCTCAACTCTAACAATTCCAAAGTGTGAACTGGGTAGTTGATATCCGTATATCTTCCACTCCTCGAAATCTTCGTAGAGCATCTCAGGAAAATATGACGCAGGACAACTATTGATAGCAGCCCAGTTATTTGGATAGTATTTACGTTTCATTAGGTTGTATGTCTATTAGTTTGCAATTGAATTTGTCGCAGTAGTTCTTGGCAATCCAAGCTGCGTCCTCGACTGACTCGACCCACCTGATGGTGTGTGTCTGTGCGTCCTTGCCGTCATGCTGATAAGTCATGGTGTAAGTCATTGCGTCCCTGTGATGCTTGTGAAGATGGCAAAGGGTTTTATGACTGTTTGCTAGTCAGGGTGATTTTGGGGGTTACTATCGTACGTGGAGATATTTACAGGCACCTTGTAGGCGATTCTGAGAGGGCAAATTATGCTATTAGTATGAACACTGCCTCTGGTATTCCATTTCTTTGTTGTATTCTTTGACGTCGTGCTCTTCTAGCATGTCTGTCCATTTCTGGGCGTCATTGCTAAACTCTACTAGCTTTTCAAATAGTTCACGAGGTGAGAATCTATACATAGCGTCCTCGCCTAGTAATACGTCACATGCGTTGATAACAAACCAGTGCTTGAGCATTGGCTCACCATCAAAGAGTCCACCGTCCTTGTCGTAGTCTTCAATTGCTTGGCGGTAGTGGTGCACTTCCATGATGCCGTCCTTGTCTGGGTCTGGGATTGGTCCGAATTGAAATGTCATAGAATCACTTCTCCTTCTGGTGATAGTGGTACTGCATAATCAAATTTGGGGCTACGTCTGATAGTTTCGTTTAATTCGATATTGCCCATGATGCCTGAAGCAACACCATTGATGACAAGCTCTTCTGCTTGTTCTGCGTTGGCTGCTTCAATGCGGTAGTAGTCAACGTGTCCTTGTGTTACACGTACTTCGTATGTGGTCATGCTTCCTCCTTGTCAGTGAATATAAGAGTGCATGTGCCTCCTGCTTCATCTGCATAGTCGTAAGGTTCAAATTCAAATGGGCAATCGTTATCGAGTAGCCACTCGTATAGTTTTGATTGGTTCATAAGTCGTTAAGAATGCTGAGTGTACGTTTGCGTGTTGGTGTCTGCTTGCGTCCTTGTAGACGTGCAGCTCTGTATATAAGGAAGATGAGGTTGCTACTCATACGTCCTTGAGTTTCTTCTTTAAACTTTTAATAGTTGATGCGTTGATTTTATGGAAGATGTTTCCCTGCATATCTGAACGCTCTTCATGTAATAATGAACGTATTACATTCAATTCGGATACAGTAAAATCTATTTGCGTCCTTGCGTTCATGCTTGTGAATGATTGTGACATGAGTGTGGCGTCCTTGATTGTGAATGATTGTGATTAAAAAAAATAAAGTGAAAGATCCCTGTTATTGCAAGGGATCTCAGGGATATTTAATTACAACTTATAACTTAACTACTTCTGGTATTCAACTCTGGTTGATGTATAACCAGCCTCTGAGTGAATAACTTTGTAACCCTTACTTATTAAGTTGGCATGGGTTAAGTCATTGATGTGACTAACGTCTGTGTGGTCGTCCTTGTAGATGACATAGATGTTTTGATGCATTAATAGTTGCCCTCGATAATGTTTTTTCTAGTGATGATTTCCATTTCTTTTTGTATATCTCCTTTAAATGGATTTACTCTTGAATGTATTTGCGTCCATGCTTTTTCCATGGCGTTATCTATTTGATAACCTTTTAATACAACACCGAATTCTTCTATGTTGTATGTCTCATTAGGTATAACTTTCATTAAGCTACCTCCATTGCTGCTTCTTCTGCTTCAAGTCTTCTGAAACAATATGTTTCAACGATTAACCAAACGCAATGATTTTTAAATTGAATCGTGTCAACGATTGAAGGAAGAGATGCAATCTCTTTGAACCAGTCATCTCCATAGATTTCATAGAGTTCCTGCTCTATTTCTTCCTCGTATTCATTAAAGAATTTACGAGTTTCGTAGTAGTAAATGAAACCAGATACACCACCGCCGCAGCCGTGGTTAGCTACATCCTTGACCTCTTCGAGGTCGTCAAAGCGTGTATCTAGTGCAAGTGTTAAGCGGTTTTGCATGATAGAAGTGAACGAATGTGGACAGAATAACTAAGCTACGTAGTAGTTAGTTAAGTGCGTCCTTGCGGAGTTGAACCGCAAGTAAAAACCCAGACGCTGTGCTTACTTAGTAAGCAGCTAGTGATAGCTGTTTGTTGCTATCCAAAGTGGCAGCGATTAGCTTATAGCTAAGCTTGCCAGTATTTCTAACCTCATCGTTGAACTCAAGGACAGCGTCCTTGACCAAAGACTGCACCCAAAAGCCTAAGCTCATGTTTGGGTTGAGTAAAAGATTAAGAATCTTTTTACGGCTAACGTTTGAGTACTTGTACTCATAGCCATTCTTCTTGAATCTCAACACTGCTGTAGCAGTGAATGGGTTAACTGCGATTGCTTCAACGCAAGTTGATGAACGATGAGTTGGAATGATGAACATAAAATTTTTGAATGAATGAATAATTTGGAGAGGAGTTGTAGTTAAGTTATATTTATCTCTCTCACCCTAAAGGGAGAGAGAAATATAACTATAACTAAAACAACTCTCTCTGTTCTCAGTATAGCCCCAAACTGTCCACCTTTGGATAGTCTCTTAACATTCTGTAACAATACATAGTATTGTTGTTTTGGCTTGGCAACAGATCGCTTGACTTGCAGCTCTCACGCCCGCGTTCAAAACAATCCGCCTGCCCACGCGTCGCGAATGTTTAGCAACGCGCGATATGGTTCAATCCTCGGCACCGTGTCGGTCAGGGAGCGAGCGAAGCGAGCGGATCCCTGTCCCTGACTGCATTCTCTGCGGACTATCAATCCGCCGACCTCGCGCATGTCGCGATAGTCTAGCTTCGCGCGATCAATTAACGCGTGCCTGCCTGCGTTAGAAGGAGCGACCCCCCATGGGGGCTCCTGCCGCCGTCGACTATATATAATACTCTTCAGACATTTTTGCCAAAAACTAAGGAGTCTGTCCACTATCGTGCATAAACTTCCGTAGCCCGGCATCGGTCAAATAATGCTCAAACATATAGTCGAATACCTCTGGAGGAACCGTACAAATCTCTGCTCCAGCGTTAAACGCTAAGCCGACTGTTAACGGATCTCTTATGCTCGCAGCCAATATCTGTGTGTCTGATCTGTTTCTACTGAACACAGTAGCTATATCACGAATCAAACCTATACCATCTTCTCCATTATCATCTAACCGTCCAATAAAGGGAGACACGTAAGTAGCTCCTGCTATAGAGCAAAGTATCGCTTGCTCAACACTAAACACGAGAGTCACGTTAGTCCTGATGCCCATGTCAGACAGTATCTTGCACGCCTTTATGCCTTCTTTAGTACAAGGTAATTTGATGGTTGCTTCAGTCCAGCATTTACCGTAGGTAATTCCATGCTGCATAAGGTCTTCAGCAGACCAACCATTAACCTCTATCGAAAGGTCTTGTACACCTAGATTTTCTATTAGGTCAGCATATACTTCATCAGGTTTTCTACCACTCTTTTTGATAAGTGTAGGGTTAGTAGTAACACCTTCAATAATGCCTGTGTGTAACCTCTTTTCAATCTCTTCTACATTTGCTGAATCTAAAAACAGCTTCATCTAAAAACTCCTATACGGGTGAGGACGTACAAAGTTAGTACCGTCCAGAATAGTATTTCTAATCCGATATTATTCATCTTCTTCTGGGTAGTAGCCAATGGTATAACCATCTTCTACTTCTTCTACAACAGCTTCATAGACAGTATCAGGGTGTTCTACCATGTACTTCTCTATCTCTGAATCAAGGTTTTGTTTAGTCTTTAGATGTAAGTATCTATTTTCTAAACCAATCAACATACCTAGTATTAGGAAATTAATAGGTGGGAAAGGAGTCTTTAAACTCTTATATAACTCTTTAAAGGTATTAATCTTTAATTTATTTTTTATCATGATAAACAAGTACGAGTGAATCACAGTTATTGCAACTTAAATTAGTAAGTATTCTGTGGTCATTTTCTTCTTCTAAATCTGAATCTCCACCCCATATAAGAGGGGTATTACATACATAACAATTCATATAGTTAAAGTAGTTAGTGGTAGTAGTTAGAAGTGATATCTATAAGGGATATCCAGCTAACAGTATTAGTTAGGAGGGAGAGTCCACCCTTCTCTCCCCTAAAGGGGCGTGGTCGGTCTAAACCCAGTTATTGTATGCTTTTTTACCTGCGTTACCTCTAGCCTCTCTACGCTGCTCTACATCGAGTCCTAGGACTAGGTGATTAGTAGCTGCTTGAGGGTCATCTATGAATTGTTCTAGTATGTCGTTCCACTCTTCTTGCTTCTTTAACTTGATCTGTTCGTTAGCTGAGATAGCTAGTGCATCTATGTAGTATTTAACTCCCTGTGCTAAGCAGTCGAGCCTATCGTCGTGTTTGACAGCGTATTTCTGTCTACACATACGACTCATTTGGTAGAACAGCATGTATAGAAGCCTTTCTTCGGGTGCTGCCTCTCTGTTTGAGTTATAGTCCCATTCGATGAGAGAACGATTGACAATAAGCCTATGTTGATTAAGAACAGGCTCAAGGGTATCAATAATACGATCTTCTTTTCTGACATTAGCTCTTACTTCTTCTACGAGTATTCGTTGTTTAGTTTGTTGTAGATGCTTTTTAAATAGCTCAGCTACGATACCGTCACCGAAGTTAGATTCGATAACCATTGTATTTACGTTGTACTTCTCACAACCTTTGAGTATGTCTAGAAGTGTATTGTCTGAGTATCCGTCTCTGTATGCACGCATCTCGTGTACATAAAGAAAACCATTCTTTTGTGATATGTAGCAGGCTGCTGTTTCGTCAGCACCTCTACCTGAAGGGTCGACACTGCATATGGTTTCTTGGTATTTAGTCCATTCACCCTGCATTTGCATAGGTGAGTAGAAGTAATCTCCCGGTAAACCAACTGTAGGTAAGTCTTTTAGACAGTTCCTAGGGTCAGAGCACCATATAACGTTGTCTGGAGCTTCTTTAGGGTTAACACTTGCTACTACAAGGTCAGCCATCTTAAGTGGGAACTTCTCAGCGTCAGACAGACTTGTATCAAGCATGAACTGCAACATGAAGTTGCTACGTCCCATGGACGCTTCTCTTTCTACCAGATCATCTTCTGTAAATCTGTCGTCAGTCGGAGCCCAAGGCTGAACGCCGTTATCTATGTCTTCTTGTAGCTGTGGAGCTATAAGTCCTTCGTAAGGTGTATTGTTTCTTGGGTATCTTGCGGTCCAAACAAACGGTCTGTAATTCCTAGCTGCCAATTTACGATAAATAGTAAAAGTAGTCTGAGGAGTCCCGAGATACATAATACGGCTATCGTCTTTCGGCGTAAGGATTGATTCTGCTTCGGTGCAGAGCTGAAGTAGTTTTTCACGCATCAGCTCCGTCATGCTGTTCCCGGGAACTTCGATGTCGTCCAGAATCATTAGATCCGCACGACTTCCCGTTAACTGACCAGTAATACCAACACTCTTGACTGATGGTGCCTGATGAGGTGAGCATGCGACGTCGAAGGAAATTCTTGACCATCTCCCGTCGTCGCTCTTTGGTTGTAAGTGATTTAGCCATGGTGTTTCGATAATCAGTTTCTGTAGGAAAATACTCATGTTGTCAGCTCTCTCTTTAGAGGCTGAGATTATCATTATTTTCTTTTCGGGGTCATTAAATAGAGTCCATAAAACAAAAGCACCAGTAATCCAGCTCTTGCCAACTCCCCTAAATGCCTGTATCTGTAGTCGCTTGGGACCACTCTGCAAGTAATCTGCAATTGCATATTGTGCCCTTGTTGGAGAAGGGAGATCAAGCTGGTCCCATAATGCTTGCAGAAACAGCTTGAAATCGCCCTGTAAGGACGTTAAAACGTCTTTCATGTACGAATGTGGATTAATTAAGTTTGGAAGCTACTGAAGGTCTTCTTGACATCTCCTTATAGATGTATTTTTGTATCTCATCCATCTTCTTTGCGTATTCTTTTATGTATTTAATTCTTTTTCTAATAGGTGTATTCTCATCAAATTTAATCTTTCTGTAGTTAATACCAATACGGTCCATTTCTGCATGAACCCAGTCATGGATATCTGGAGGTAAATTAATTTTGTTATAGACAGAATTACCAGTCCATAAGTTATAGCGTCTTCCTAAATGCCTATAGACTGCTTTTCTACCTTCAAGGTTCATACCATTAACAATATTAGAAATAAGTTTAACCATATTTAAATGATGAGCTTCCCATCCTCTTTCTGTTCTAAGAGTTCTATTCCAAGTCTTAAGAGCTTTAGGATCTACAGTTTGTTCAGCTATAGCTATACCTCGCCAATCATTTTGACTTATTACTTCGTCCAGTTTTTGACCTAACTCTCTAATAGCTAATCTACCTGTAGATTTATCTTTTATATCAGTAAAAAACCTTTCACCGCCTTTAGCTGCGTAAAGAGATTCCTTTTGAGGTTTGTTTGTTCTAGCAAGAAATTCTTGTCCATAATTTCTATAAACAGTAGTTTTTTCTCCTAATGGACCTTCACTACGTTTAGGATATTGTAAATTAATTTCTCCTGTAACACCCTGCTTTCTTAAGTCTGCCACTAAAGCATTTTCAAAATCTACTAAAGGTTGTTCAACGCTTATAACGCCTCTTTTCTGCTGTTTTTTAAGGTGTTGATCTGTATTAACTTCAAGTGCTTCTCCATTTGTTTTTAAAACTTGAGCTTCAGGTTTGGGTACGAAGGTGGACTTTTCAGCTAAAGCTCTTTGTTGCTTTGCGTACGAATGGGCTAATGAACCATTGCCATTTCCGTTAAGTCCGTTCTTTCCGTTACTACCGTTCTTTACAGCTTTTGCCGCTAGATCCGCACCATTAGTCAGCACCTTCTTCCCATTGCCGAGAAGCGGCTTAATAATTGCTTTCATTAAAAAAGCCGGCTTAGTGCCGGCGGTTATTTATCGGAATAGTGTTTTCTTTTTCTTTCTTCTTTCTTTCCACGCAGCATGTTTTGCTTTTAACTTGTCAACGTGAGCGTCACCAAAGATTTCCCTGTTTCGCTTTTCAATAGCGTGCATCTTCTTAGGTTTAGAAGTAACCTTTGATTTATTATTAGGGTTTGTTTGTGTAGGACTTCTATCATCCTTTTTATTAACCTTTAACTTTTTGTTGTTCTTGTTAGAAGTAACTTTCTTGTTAGTAGTAGGTTTATCTTTTTGTCTTTTTAATCTTTCTTCGTTTAGTTTTTGAGAATAAGATTTATTATTGTGAGTATATTTTCTACCAGTAAGGACATTTCCTATTCCTTTAAGTGTTCTTTTAGCTGTTGGAAGAGTTTTTCTTTCATTTGTTAGTTTGTCAAAGTCAGCATTAAATTCTTTAAAGGTTTGATTCCTGCCTCGTTTAGTAGTTGCTTTTGCAATTCTTTTCTGTGCGGCTTCAGTAAGTCCTTCTGCTACCAATGAAAGACCAGCATTTTTTATACCCCTTACTAATCCACCTTTTTTAGCTATACCTTTAACAATGTCTCCACCTTTTTTAGAGACATTTTGTCTAAGAGGTCCTTTTATATATTTACCAGTAGACTTAAGAGCTTTATTACCTTTTGATGCAAGTTTTTGTAAAGGTGTTTTAGGTCTTGGAGTTGATGCTTTTTTAGTAAGTACTTTTTTAGCTGCTGTTACTTTTTTACCTACTGTCTTTTTAACTTCACCAGCTTTTTTAGCTACTGTCTTAGCTGTTTTTACAGTAGTATTTTTAGCTGTATTAGCAGCTTTTTTAATACGTAATTTATTTTTATTACTTATTAAAGGTTTCTTTGCTGGTACTTTGCCTGCTGGTTTCTTAGCTACAGGTTTCTTAGCTACCGGTTTCTTAGCTACAGGTTTTTTAGCTGCTGGTTTCTTAGCTACCGGTTTCTTAGCTACAGGTTTTTTAGCTGCTGGTTTTTTAGTTGCAGATTTTTTTAAGGCTTTTTCTTTATCTTGAATTGAATTGCCTTTAAGCATCTCTTTTTTTCTAGCTGTTTCCTTTTTTTTCCAAACATTAAGAGCTTTTTTAAATCTTGCTAAACCTGCTTCTCCTGTGGCGTAATTTAATCTATTGGGTCTTTCCATTTTAATTAATGTGTTTGTGTATAACTAACTCTCGTAATGGTTGAAAGCCAAATGCTTTTCTCATCCATTCGAGCCAATTGCTACTACCTTTGTCTGCATTACATTTCTTGCACGCGCATACAACATTCGTTGTGAGGTCTTGACCCCCCTTGCTACGAGGCTTGACGTGATCGAGTGTAAGTTCTTTAAATTCATAAGTTTCTCCGCAATAAACACATGTACATTTGAAATGCTCTTTTACAGCTCTTCTCCAGAGCCGTTTAGAATCTGAACTTGTCATGGTTATTAGGTTTTGTAAGTAATGGTTTGGACTAGGTAATAGAGGGGTCATTTGTTACGTATTTTGAGTCTGCTTTTTCTGTTAATAGAGGCTTTCTGTAATCTGCCTTTGGTCTTACTACCTTTGTAGTGAGCAGCATCTAAGCCATCACCATTTCCGTAAGTATCAAGTTGTCTATTAAGTCGATTTGCATTTACACGTAGTGCTAATCCCTTCTTTGTTTTGTTGTATTCTCTTTGCTGCTTAAGTCTTCTTTGCTTAGCGGCTGGGTTGGATTTGTAGTATGAGCTAGTACTTGCCATAGAGTTTCGCCTGTACTAATTCTGGATCAACAGTTGGCATAACTTTCGCTAGTTTCTGTAAAGGATTACCGTCATAAGCAACACCGCTAATGTCATTAGCTTTTAACCAATCACAAGCTGCTTTTAAGTCCTGTGTAGTTGCTTCGCCGCTTTTTATACGACCAAGAAATTCTTTAGTAACTAGGTTATGCAACTCGTTAAATTGGTCTTCGGTTGCTTTTTTCTTCATGCGTTGTACTTCTTTTTCTTTTTCTTCTTCTTAGCTTTCTCGATTTTTAATATTTTATTCTTGTCCTTTTTATATCTTTCAGGATCAAGGTTATATATGTAATCAGGAAATCTAGTGGTTTTGATTTTTAAGATGTTGTTTGCTGCCATTATGGACCTGTAGTTCTACTTGCTTTGCTTGGATTCATTCCAGACCCTTGTCCGAATGGATTGTGTCTTTTCTTTTTCTTAAGTTCCATAAGTCTTTTTTTGACTTTAGGAGGCAGTTGAGCCATATTTACTTTTTTCTTTGGTCTTCCTTGTTGTGAACCGTAGGTTCCTTTTCCCATTGGCATAGTTAATTTCCATAAAAAATGCCCCTCCAGAATCGTCTGTAAGGGGCTTGTAAATTTGTTTGGGTATGTTTGTACCCTTGGTTTTAGAGTCCTAGACCTTTTTTTACCATTGCTAATGCTTTGTCATCAAGATCGTTATCGCTTTGTGCCACTAATTTTTC